CTTCCTCGACGGCGTGACGCCCTATGTCATGGCCGCGCAGGAAGCTTTGGGCCTGCGGGTGGCGCGCGATCTTCAGAGCCAGGTTAACGACGGCTTGCTCAGCGACGAGGCGGCACGCGAACTCACGCGGGCACGCCATCGCGCGGCGCAGGCTGAGCAGCGCTTGCAGGACGCCAACCGCACGCACGCACAGGACAGCAACCTGCGCACCGTGTCCGGCATCAAGAGCGCTGTCGATCAGTGGGAAGCCAACATCCGCACGCGTGACCCCGACTTCGCCCACAAGGCGGACACTGTGCGTCGGTTCAGCCAGGGACTGCTTCAGGAGCGGGGGACACCGCAGACGCCTGAACAGGCCGTGGCGCTGGTGCAGGCGGCGTATGACGAGGCCAATAGGGTGATGCAGCGGATGCGGCCAACGCCGCAGCCGATGCGGCCGGGTCCGTCCAGTGTCCATGTGGCAACCGGCGGCGCGCCATCAACCACCCGGCAACCGAACTCGCTGAAGGAAGCGGTGTTGCTGGGTATCGAAAGGTCGCGGCGCGCCTCTTAGCCTTGAAGGGCTGGGCGCATGGCGTTCACGGCAGGCGAATTGGCGAACATCGCCAACGCAGCGTTGGACTTCTACTACAACAAGGGAGACACGTTTAAGCAGAGCATCCAGGCGAAGCCGCTGCTTCGCTTCCTGGAAGGCTCCGCGAAGAGTTTCCCCGGCGGCAAGGGGAACATCAGTCTCGCGGTGAAGGGCGACTACGGTGCTGGCGGCACCAACGATCACGTCGTTGGTTACACTCACAACGATACGGTCAATTTCTACACGCCGGCCAACATCAAAAGGGTGAACTACCCGTGGCGTGAGCACCATATCGGCCTCACGCTGACCCATACCGAACTGAAGATCGATGGGATCAGCGTCACCGATGACGCCGGCGACGGCAGCTCGCTGTCGAACCACAGCGATCGCGATGTCACCGTCCTGGTGAACTTGCTCCAGGACAAGCTGGAGGACTTCGGCGAGCAGTATGCCCGTTCGATGAACGGGCTGATGTGGGGTGACGGCACTTCCGACGCCAAGGCGCTCGCCGGGATGCGCGCGATCATCGTGGATGTCCCCAACACCGGCACCACGGGCGGTCTCGATCGGGTGGCGAATACCTGGTGGCGCAACCGCGCGGCGACGCCGGCCTATGGCGCGGCCGGTGGTCGCGGCGCGGTGACCTCTGCGACCGCGAACGGTGGTGCACTCTGGACGTTCTTGCAGCAGGAGTATCGCCAGCTGATCCGGTTCGGCGGGCGGCCGACCAAGTGCCTTGCCGGCTCCGACTTCATCACTGCGCTGGAGACGGAGATCAGGGCCAACGGCAACTATTCGATGACCGGTTTCCAGTCCTCGCAGGACGGCCAGATGGGGCAGGTCAAGTTCGGGTCAACGACGATCGAATACGACCCGACGCTCGATGATCTCGGGCGCAACAAGTATGCCTACTGGTGGGACCCTCGGCACATCTACCTGATGAAACAGGACGGCGAGTGGGATCACAGGTTCACGCCTGCGCGTCCTTACAACCAGTTCGTCATGTATAAGTCGATGACCCACACGGGGCAGATGGTCGCGCAGCAGCTCAATAGTTCGCTCGTGGTGGCGATCGCCTGAGCGAGAGCTGGGACCTTGCGCGTCGGGGGACACCAACTGTCGGCAACCCGGTGTCCCCCGTTCTCGCGTAGCTACGCGTGAGTATGGGAGAGTGTATATGCCTGAGTTTCAGCTGCTTCGGTGCTCGGTCGCGCTGGCGGGGGACCGTGACCAGGTTGTCGTGCGCGATCGCACGCAGCCGATCATGTTCCCCGAGCTGATCGTGCTCCAGATGATCCACGGCGATGACGCGGTGGACGACGTGCATGTCGTCGGGTCCTGCGACATGACCAACGAAGAGTGCTGGACCCGTATGCTGACGATCTACGGCGAGGACACCGTGCGCCTGGTGTTCCCCGGCGCGCGCCCGCGCATCCCGACGATGGACCGCTCGATCCCGTTATGCAGCAAGCCGGTCTATGTCCCCAGCCCGACGCTGCCGGACAGCCCCGATCCGAAGCTGCGCCCGCTCGATCAATACACGATGGGATCGCCGGCGCACCAGCGGCGCATGAGGCCGCCGCCGATCGAGAGCGATCCGACGCCGGAAGAGATCGCCGCGCACACGCAGGATGACGACGATCCCGATCCCGAGTTCGGCGGCGAGCAGGCGCGCGCGGCTGACGCGCTCGACATGGGCAACCTGATGACGGCAGGGCGTCCGGCCTATGCCGGACAGACCGCGGCGCCCTCGCCGCCGGTGATCGACGCGGCGATGGGCAGCACCGATCGCAAGCGCGGACGCGCGGCGCGTGGGTAAGCAACTGCGGGACATGCTGACCGATCTCCGCGCGGAGATCGGTCACAGCACGAACGTCGCGCACGGCATCAACGACCGCGACACGCTGCTGTATTACCTGAACCGCACGCAGATCGATCTCTATAACGACTACAACTGGCCGGAACTCATCATCGACCGCGATGTGAAGGTCGCGGACGGTCAGCGCTATTACCCGTATCCCACCGATCTCGCGTTCGATGACGTGACCAACATCTGGGTGCTCATCAACACGGTCTATAACGAACTCGGCTACGGCATCGGCCCCTACGACATGGTGGTGTGGAACTCCGACCTGGGGTTCAAGTCATGGCCGACGCAGAAGTGGATGCACCACCCGGACGACGACACGTTCGAACTCTGGCCGGTGCCTGACGCCAACGCCGAAGCGGCCAACGCGATCGTCCGGCTGCGCGGCACCAAGACCGTCAAGAAGATGATAAACGACGCCGACGAAAGCACGCTGCCCGACCGGCTGATCGTGCTGTTCTCCGCGGTCGAAATACTCCAGCGCGATGACGCCAAGGATGCCGCGATCAAGCTCCAGAAGGCGAACGAGGCGATGCGGCGCTATCGCGTGCGGCAGTTCACCCACAAGCATGTCCGCCCGATCGTGATCGGCGGCGGGGGCGGTGATGCGCAGTCCCGGCCGGGACAGCAGCCGGTGCTCGGTCTCGATTACATCCCGCCGGGCTACGGCTCGGGACCGTCGCGGATATGACGCTCGCGCAGGCCCTTTCCGCGCTGTTCCTCGCCATGCTGGCCGTGGGCGTGACGATGGCGCTGGTGGTCGCCGGCCTGGCGCTCGGCGATCCTTACGAGAGCGACGGCGACGATGACGGGTGACGTGCTCTCCGTCGCCGACTTCTCCAAGGGCCTGGACACCAGGCGCTCGCCCTTGACCGCGCCGAACGGCTCGCTGCGCATCCTGGAGAACGCCGTCATCAATCAGGGCGGCGAGATTGAGAAGCGCATGGCGTTCGTCCAGGTGGCAACGATTGATCCGGGCTACGGCTATATGTTTGGCCAGGGTAGCGGGTTGCATGTGTTCGCGGTGGGGACAACGCCGTTGCCGATCACGCCGGGGACATGCCCTGTCCCCATCACACCGCACATGCTGGCCGATCCAGGTGAGACGATCACCCAGCTGACCGACGTGGAAGCCTACAACGACAAGTTTCAGGTCACCGGCATCGGCGCGTCGGGCAACACACACGTCTGGTATGACGGCGTGGTGCTGAACGATGACGGCGCAGCCGCGCCGGCGCACGGCAACTACAGCCGCACATACAAGACCAAGATGTTCCGCACCGACGGGCTGTATCTGCGCTTCTCGGGGACCGGCGATCCTTCGGTGACCGATCCGGCGAGCGGCACCAACCCCGGTGCCGGCTTCATCAACATGGCGATCAACGACCCGGACGGCGAGACGCTTCAGGGCATGGAGGTGTTCTACGACAAGATGGCGGTGTTCGCCCGCCTGCTCACGCAGCTGTGGACGCTCGATCCCGATCCGGCGAACGACACGCTGTTCCAGCTGCTGCGCATCGGCACGCTGGCGCCGCACTCGATCGTGCAGTTCGGCACCGGCGACGTGCTGTTCCTCTCGGACAGCGGCGTGCGCTCGCTCAAGTCGATGAGCATCAACCTGTCGGCCAGCGTGAGCGATGTCGGCAGCGCCATCGATCTGATCCTGTCCCCGCTGATCCGTCAGCAGCCGGATGACGCTGCGGCGGCGCGCGCCGTGGTGCAGCCCACCTATGGGCGCTACTGGCTGCACATCGTCGATACGATCTACGTCCTGTCCTACTTCCCGGCCGGCAGCATAACCGCCTGGTCCACCTTCAAGCCGGGCTTCAGCGTCAGTGAGTGGGCGGCGGTCGAGAACCGCGTGTTCGCCCGCGATCCCACCGGCAACATCTACCTTTATGGCGGTCTCGATCTGTCCAGCTATGACAGCACCAAGGTCACCGTGCGCCTGCCGCATCTGGCGTCGGGCAGGCCCACCACCAGGAAGCGCTGCAAGTCGGTGGACGTGGTGTGCACGAACCAGTGGTCGGTGCAGCTCGGCATGATCCCCAACAACACCGAGCTGTATGAGCTGGCGGCGAACATCGACGGCACCACGCTGGGCATCGAAAGCATCCCGTTCGCCGGCTACGGCACGCATATCAGCGCGCACCTGGAGTGCGCGGCACCCGGCCCCGCGGTGCTCAGCGCGATCCACTTCAACCTTCAGGAAGGGGTGACCAAGTGACCGGCGATGTCGTCTGCACCGATCGCATCGAGCGTGATGACATCGCCTACATCGTCGCGCATCTGCGCGAGCGCGACCGGCGCGAGATATACGCGCTGCGCTGGGATGACGAAGCGGAACATCTGACTGATGCGATCTTCGCCGTCGCCGGGCCGATGTGGCGGGTGTGGTTCAGGTCCGACGAGCCGGTGGCGATGAGCGGTATCGTGCCGCAGCGCCCCGGCGTGGTCATGGCGGGCGCGTTCGGCACCGA